GTTGTGTTCGGCGAATATCACGCCACGGTCCTCGCTACTGAGGTGCTTGTTTTGTCTGTCCATCGCAACATCCTATGCCCAAAGGGCCGCTGGTGTTGCATTTGAAACTTGAGCCTAAGCCCTTCTGGCACGTCCCATAGCCACTCAACGACATGGTCCGGGTGTTGGACCGCAACATGCATTGGATCGTTCGAGACATCTCCAGATTCTAAGTATGCCAAATCCGAACAGGCGTCTGCAAACGTGCGATATGGGCGGGGAGCATCAAACAAGTTGGCTGATTTGCTGTGATCCTTTTCCGGAAATGACGGCTCAACAAACTGATCACGGCGCACACCAACAAAAAACACCCGCTGTCTATTTTGAGGCACGCCATAATCCGCAGCATCAATTTCAAATAGTTTCGCACGATACCCGTGTGATTCTAAATCCGATATAATATGATCGCGTACAAAGCCTCCATCTTTTGACTTCATTGAAGTCAAAAGTCGTACGTTTTCAACGATCACAACTCTTGGCCGTAAAATATCTACAATTTTCATATACTCTTGAAATAGATAATTTCTCGGATCTTCAACGCTCCGCTTGCCTGACAGGCTAAAGCCTTGACAGGGAGGGCCGCCAACGATGACGTCAATCGGTCCCATTCGCTCACAGAAATTCCGTAGTTTATCTGGATCAAGACGAGACACATCAGAGCCAAGTCGCTCCGTCTCTGGAAAGTTGGCCTTATAGATTTCCGCCAATTCGTCACTCAGCTCGCAGAATCCAGCCATTCTGTAACCAGCAGCCTCAAATCCAAGACTTAAGCCGCCAATGCCAGAAAACAGACTAATGGCAGATAAATCGCCACTCCCTTTTCTTAGTAGCTGACTAAGTTCCATTCGATAATCCAAGTTTCCTGCCGTAAGTTTGGCGCGGGCCGGACGAGCGGCATCACGTCGATTCGCTTCATACGAATGGGATCGATAGCGCTTCTTTCTTGAAATACTTTGATGGTAATCGCTGGAATTTAAAACAACCTCTGATACCTGCCCCAGTGACACGCTATCGAGAGATATCTTTCCCAGTTCGTATGCGGAGATCTTGTGCTGATCCACGCCTGACAATTCCGAAAGCCTTGCTTGCGAAATTCCAAGATCGGATCTGCGCTGTCGCAGTTCTTCCCCGTTCACCAACATATCGTTTGTTCTCCAAGCCGAGTTGGCCTAATTCCACTGTGTAGACCACTAAAGATTCCGAGTGGTCTCAGCAACCGAATATGCGTAAACCTGACCGAAGCGTAGCCTGTTCCACCGCGTTCTCAGCCACCCCGGCACCCGTTCGTTTGACAGTGTGGGTGGCAAACGATGTTCGGGGGCAGCGCGGTTGCCGAGCTTTCCCGGCCCTTCCCAACGACTCTGGTACCTCGGGATCCCTTTACATGAGAGACTTCGCGCCATGCGGGCTCTCTTAGAAAAACTCCTGTGGCGCGGGGCGACCCGTTCCTTTGACGCGGCCGGTGGCGGTCGGCGTTGGGAGGGTCAGCGCGCCGTCGATGGGCTGAACACGGCGATCCTCGCCGGGGCGACCACGGCGGCACGACGGGCGGGCTGGTATGCGCGCAACAATCCGTGGGTCGCGGCGGCGGTTGACAGCCTGGTGGGCAATGTCGTCGGCGCAGGGATCAAGCCGCAGTCCACCCATCCCGACCGGGCCGTGCGCGAACGGCTGCAGGTGCTGTGGCTGCGCTGGACCGATCATGCCGATGCGGGCGGGCTGGCGGATTTCTACGGGCTGCAGGCCATGGCTGTGCGGGCGATGATCGAGGGCGGTGAGAGTTTCGCCCGCCTGCGCGTCGTGACCGATGCTTCGGCTGTTCCGCTGCACGTCGACCTGCTGGACCGCGACCAGGTGCCATTGGACCTGCACCGCGATATCGATGGCGGCGCGCGCATCCGGGCTGGCATCGAGTTCAACGGCGCTGGGCAGCGCACCGCCTATTGGGTGTCGCGCGACCGGCCCGGCGATCCGCTGTCGCCCCTACGGCTGGAACCCCTTCGCCTGCCCGCCACCGACTGCCTGCACCTGTTCAAACCTTTGGCCGCTGGACAGTTGCGCGGGATCACTTGGCTTGCTCCGGTTTTGCTGCGGCTGCACGAGTTGGACCAGTTCGAGGATGCAGCACTGGTGAAGGCCAAGGTGGCCGCACTGTTCACCGGCTTCATCACTGACCCGGATGGCACGGCGGGTGGGCTGACCGGCGCCAACAATGGCGGCGCGTTGACCGTTGGCATGGAACCCGGCAGCTTGATCCCCCTGCCTCCCGGCACCGACATCCGCTTTTCCAACCCGACCGAAAGCGACGCCTACGGCCCCTTCGTGAAGGACCACCTCCGCGCCGTGGCTGCGGGGATGGGCCTGCCATATGAACTGGTCTCAGGCGATCTTGAGGGCGTGACCTATTCCTCGATCCGCGCCGGGCTGATCGAGTTTCGTCGCCGCGTCGAACAGTTGCAGCACAACGTTGTCGTCCATTTGTTCTGCCGTCCGGTCTGGGAGCGGTTCGTGCGCCTGGCAGTTCTTTCGGGCGATCTGCCCGCGCGGGATTTCGACCGCGACCCTGCGGCGTATCTCGCCTGCGAATGGTTGCCACCCAAGTTCGATTACGTTGATCCGAAGAAGGACGTCGAGGCCGAGATCCTCGCCATCAACGCCGGTCTCAAAAGCCGCCGTCAGGCGATTTCCGAACGGGGCTACGACGCCGAACAGGTCGATGCCGAGATCGCCGCCGACAAGGCGCGCACCGATGCGCTGGGCCTGAGCTTCGGTGCGCCGCCTGTCCAGAAGGAGGACGTCCCTGATGAATGACACCATCGCGCTTCTGACCCGCCGCGCCGACCTCGCCCCGGCCAGTGCCGATCGCGACGCCCGCACCGTCGAGGTGATCTGGTCCACCGGCGCACCAGTGCGCCGTCGCGACATAGCGGGCCAGTATGTGGAACGTCTCAGCCTTGCGCCGGAAGCAGTGGACCTGTCGCGTCTGCAAGGGGCCAGCGTGCTCGATGCCCACCGCCAATCCGCCGTCCGCGATGTGCTGGGCAGTGTGCAATCCGCCGCAGTCGATGGACAGCGCGGCACGGCGCTGATCCGTTTCTCGGCCCGGCCAGAGGTGGAACCGCTCTGGCAGGACGTGCTATCCGGGATCCTGCGCCATGTTTCGGTCGGCTATTCGGTCGAGGAATGGGCCGAGGCCACTGACAACGGCGCGCGCGTACTGACCGCTGTGCGCTGGACGCCCCACGAGATTTCCCTAGTGCCGACGCCCGCCGACCCGGGTGCTCATATTCGAATGGAGGATAATATGCCAAACGATATCCGGAGCACCGTTGCAAACGACAACGGTGCAAATACCCGCGCAGCCATCAACACCGAGATCCGCTCCATCGCCCGCGTTGCCGGGCTGGACCAGTCGTGGATTGACGGCCAGATCGACGCCGCAGCCGATGCCGACACTGCTCGCCGTGCCGCTTTCGAGGCGCTGGCGACCCGCAGCGCGCCGACAATCCGCAACGAACAGGTGCGCGTCGAAATTGGCGGCAGCCACGACGACCCGAGCCTCCGCGCCCGCCAGATGGGTGAAGCGCTCTATGCCAGGATCAATCCGCGCCACGAACTGAGCGAGCCAGCCCGTCGCTATGCCTATGCCACGCCCGTGGACATGGCCAAGGAACTGCTGACCCTGCGTGGCGAGTCCACGATGGCGCTGTCGCCCGCCAGCCTCGTCACCCGCGCCCTGCACACGACATCGGATTTCCCGATCATCCTCGGCAACACCGTGGGGCGCGTGCTTCGCGATGCTTACCAGGCCGCTCCTTCTGGCATCCGCCTCCTTGGCCGTCAGACCTCGGCACGGGATTTCCGCTCGGTGAACAAGATCATGCTAGGCGAGGCCCCTCTTCTGGAAAAGCTGAACGAGCACGGCGAGATCAAGGCCGGGACGATGGCCGAGGCGCGCGAGGCATACAAGATCGAGACCTGGGCCAAGAAGATCGGCATTACCCGGCAGGTCTTGGTGAATGACGACATCGGGGCGTTTTCCGATCTCGCCCGCCGCATGGGCCAAGGGGCTGCCGAGACTGAGGCGCGGATCCTCGTCACCCTTTTGGAGGCGAACAGCGGCAACGGCCCCACGCTGTCGGACACCAAGGCGCTGTTCCATGTCGATCACGGCAACAAGGCAGGCACCGGCGCGGTGATCTCCGATGCCACCCTGTCCGCTGCCCGGTTGGCGCTGCGCACGCAGAAAGGGATCGATGGCCGCATCATCAGGGTCACGCCGAAGAACCTGCTGGTCCCGCCCGCGCTTGAGACCGTGGCCGAGAAGTGGCTGGCGACCATCGCACCCGCCACCGCTGCCGATGTGAACCCGTTCTCTGGTGCGATGACGCTGGTGGTCGAACCGCGCCTGTCCAGCGCCACCCGCTGGTATGTCACCGCCGACCCCGGCGAGATCGACGGCCTCGAGTTCGCCTATCTCTCGGGCAACGAAGGGCCGCAGGTCGAAAGCCGGTCCGGGTGGGACGTGGACGGTGTGGAAATCCGGGTGATCCTGGACTTCGGCGCTGGCTTCATCGACCACCGCGGCTGGTTCCAGAACGCGGGCGCGTAATGGCCGACCTCGCCCAACTCACCGCCTGGCGCGATGCCCTGATGGCCGCCCGCTATCAGGGCATCCGCACCGTCGAATACGACGGCAAGCGGGTCACCTATGCGACCGATGCGGAAATGGCAGCCGCGTTGGGCGACCTCAACCGACAGATCACCGGCAACACGGCGCGCATCGCCGTGGTCCGCATCCAATCCTCGAAAGGGCTCTGACCATGAAGAACCATATTCAGAAAGGCGACGTCATCACCGTCCCCGCTCCCGCAGGCGGCATCACCTCTGGCGAGGGCATGGTCGTCGGCAACATCTTCGGCATCGCCGCCTATGCGGCCGCCGTGGGCGATCCGCTCGAACTGGCCACCACCGGCGTCTATCAGCTGCCCAAAGCCACCGCCGCCGTCCTGACGGTCGGCGCGCGGGTCGCGTGGGACAACACAGCGAAGAACATCAACGTGCCGGGCACTGGACGCTTCCCCGTGGGCATCGCGACGGAGGCAGCCGGGAACGGCATCAGCAGCGTCGCTGTGCGGCTGGATGGCGTGGGGACCGTTGCAGCATGATGGAGCGAGATATCCGCGCCGTTCTGCATGGCCTCACCCTATTGGTCGAGGACACGAAGGGGGCGGGCCAAATTGATGCGATGCCCAATTACGCAGCGATCATGGCCCTGTGCGCCGATCTTCGAAAGGCGGCCGCCGAATACAATGGGACACGGAACATCACCATGGTCATCAGCGAGTTGGAGAACCATATGGCGGCTGCCGCTGGGCTGTTCCCCTCTTGGGACCTGCCGAGGGATCAACACCTGACGGGTGCGCACGCGGCCATCAGCAAGCTGGCCATGGGCACGTGCTTTGGCCAGTCAGCCTAGTCGAAAGGGATGGCGTACTCACCTTCGCGGAACGCCATGTCGGTGATTTCGCGTAGGCGGGCGCGGTAGTGGTCCAGCGTGCCGACATGGCCCCAATTCACCTCCTCTGGGCTGTAGCCGAAGTGGTCAGCGCTGTGCACCGCCAGCCGTGCCAGCATCGCGTCGATCTCGTTCTTGGCGGCGATGAAGGCGTTCAGCGCGGCGTCGTTGGTCTTTGGCATGATGGTCCCCGAGTTGGATTCGAAGACATGACGGCTTTGACAAAGCGAAAAAGCAAGGCAGATCAGCGAGTTCAGCCAGCGGGCGTGAAGACGACCCCGCGTTCAGGGAACGCATCGCGCAGATTGGTCATGGCTTCCAGCCAGTCGGTGCCGCCCCACTGGCTGGAGAAGGCATAGGTGCGCCCGCCGACGCGCAACAGTTCATCGTCGCCACAGAACCATCGGATGGGATCGAAGCGTTTGCCCAATTCGGCGCGGGACGCGGCGGCCAACCGAACGAAATCATCGTGGCCGACTTCCCCGTCAACCGCCCAAAGTGTCCGGCCAGCTCTCGGCCCACAGTGCTTGGCTACGGTTTCAGGCGCGATGCCGCTTTCCACGAGGTAGCGGAACGTCCGCAGAATGGCCCACCGCTTGGACTCGCGCGGGAAGTCGTCCTGACCGAGCCTCAGATCATACTTGGTGTAGTCCGCACCGCTCGTCCGCGCTTCGCGTTCCTTGCGGACCTTTTCACGTACCCGCACCTGGTATTCGGCGGCCTCGGGTGGCGGGATGATCTGCTGGACATCGACCAGTACCCGACCTGACAGGTTGTAGGGCTGCAGGCGCACGCAGCGGATGTCGAGATCGCGCTGGTTGAGCCACAAAACAGCCGTTGTCAGTTCCAGCGAGAATTCAGCCGAGGCGAGGACGATCTTCACCTCCTGCGCAAACTGGTCGTGGTCAGGTTCATCCCACCCAAGAAAGGCCAGAAGCTCGGCCCGGGCATCGGCGTCGTCACGCCCGATCTGGCGGAGATACCGGTCATACCCATCCACCGCCTGGTCGAAAGTCATGGTCGAGACCATGGCTGCGTACCGGATGGCCTGCAGTTCCATGTGACCGCCGTCTTCCGTGCGCTTCAATTCGATGACGACGAGGTTGGCATCGCGATCAATCCCGAGAAGATCGATACGTCGTCGCGACTCGTTCCACTCGCCATACTCTTCAGCGATCACCAATGTGTCGGGCGCGATCACCTCAATGTTTTCACGAAGCAAGCGCTGAAGATCACGACGCTCGTGCAACTGCATGGCGGTGAAGGTGGTCTTGATCAGGGGCTGGATGCGATCCGGCGCAAATTCGTAAATGGGCGTGAAGGGCACAATCTATGGGACGTCTCAGCTATTCTGGCAGACAAGACGGTCGGCAGGCAATTGCTTTCACGGATGGAACGTCCCGTGAACATCCAATCATCTCCATGTCGCATGGGTGTTGCACGGAAGAAATCGGAACGGCTGTAAGCCTTTGGAATCGCAAAGAAACGTGTTGTTCTGTGTTGCAAACGCAAAAAGTGCCCCGTGGGGCACCTTGCTTCGGCCTAAGCCTTTGATATCTTGTTAGAAAGTCTGGTTGCGGGAGTCAGATTTGAACTGACGACCTTCAGGTTATGAGCCTGACGAGCTACCGGGCTGCTCCATCCCGCGCCAATGTTTGGCGCACCTATTTTGGTAGGTGCATCGTAAGAGAGATGCCCTTGCTGTGTTGCAAGGAGGCGTTGT